CTCAAGCACTTACAACTATTGGCAAATGCCGATGAGTTTAAGGAACAAGAGGTTGGCGATGTTGAACTTTTAAATATGATAAACTATGTTAAATAGTGTTGAGAGAAGGGAAGCATTAAAGAAGGCGGTATGCTCAATTTATTGTGTGAATGAGAATGAACTATTTAGCTCTAGCAGAAAACAGGAAATCATAGGAGCAAGGAGAATGGTATTATATTTTCTTCGCAAACATTATGGCGAAACTTATATGGGAATAGCTAAAATGTTTAGTATGAATCACGCAACAGTAATACATCACATAAGACAAATGAAAAACTTTTTGGAGTTTGATAAGATGGAAGTTATTAACTACATTAAAGTTAGAGATTATGTGTTTGAACAAAATAGTGAAGTAACACTATCAGAGGAACTTGACCTCTTAAAAAAAGAGAAGTCTTTATTAGACGATAGATTAGAACAAATAGAAAATGAATTAAAATTATTAGACAATGGAAATTAATGGAACGTTAGAAGCAATCTTTGATACAAAAGAATTTAAGAGTGGCTTCAAGAAAAGAGAATTTGTAGTTAATACAGGTGGAGATTATCCTCAATCAATTAAGATGGAAGTGGTAAAGGACAATATTGATAAGATAGGAACTATCAAGGTTGGAACTGACATCACTTGTAAGATAGACATCAGAGGTCGCTTGTATGAAGGTAACTACTACAATAACATATTAGCTTGGGCGGTAAATGTTGGTGGTGCAAAGACAGAGAAACCTGCTGAAACTGTAAACGAGTCAGACTTACCCTTTTAAGGTAAGAATGTTAATCAAAGCATTTGATTGTGAAATCGAATACTAAAAGAAAGTATGTGTCGAGGGTGGATAAGCTATTACAAGCCAATGCCGCCCTCAACGCATCTCTCGGCATAGATAGCACCAAAACCGAGATTGAATTCATTAGAAAGGAGATAAGAGCTAATATACGTAGGATTAAGGACTTATGTCCATACACGCATTCTATTATTGATATAGATGATAATCATAAGACAACAAAATAATTATGAAGTATGAAACTGCTAAAGATAGAGAAAGGCAGAAGAAAGCAAGTGACTTATTTTGCCACGCATTTGACCTTATATCTATTGACAGGGGCGATTTTGCTTCTGTTGATTATGACCTAAAGAATAAGAAAGGATTTACAGTAGGTTCATTGGAAGTAAAAGGTTGTCCTAACAGAAATATAGATGACAACTTAACTGTGCAGGTGGCTATACGCAAACTTGTAGATTTACAGAAACATCAAAAGAAAACCAACAAACCTGTGGCAATCTGTTGGGCATTTGAAGATGGCATTGTGTATGAGCGAATTGAGAACCTTGAGGGTAGTTTTAGTCTTGGAGGTCGTAAGCCAAGAGCAGGAAGTTACAATGATATTGAGATAATGGCTAGAGTAGAGATAAAAAAACTTAAAAAAGTTTGTTATTAATTAAAAAAGTTTACTTATCTTTGCTGTGTTAAACAATTAAACTAAAACATTATGACTAAAGAAACTAGAAAAAAATTATTCAATCTGCTATATAGATTAGAGGATTTATATGAGTACGATAAAACAGAAACGGGTAAAGAAATAGGCGAATTGATTAATATTTTGCAGAAAGAATTAATAAAAAACAAAAACTAAAACATTATGGCAAAACGAATGACAGATACAGATAAGTGGAAGAAACGCTTTTTAAGGGAGTTAAAGCCACAACACAAGCTACTATGGTTCTACATATTAGATGACTGCAATCACGCAGGAATATGGGACGTTGATATAGAGGTGGCATCTATTAGAGTAGGAGAAGAACTAATATACGATATGTTGCCACAGGCATTTCTTGACAAGATAGTTATCTTTGACAATGGAGATAAGTGGTTTATTCCTGAATTTATTGACTTTCAATATGGCGAATTGAATCCTAATTCTAATGTGCATAAATCAGTAATTGCATTACTTGATAAATATAATCTTGAAGGGTATATGAAGGGTTCACAAGGGGTACAAAGTACCCTTAATAATAAAGATAAGGATAAAGATATAGTTAAAGTTAAAGCTAAAGTTAAGAGGTTTGCAAAGCCAACAATCGAAGAAGTAGCTGACTATTGCAATGAAAGGCAAAATGATGTAGATGCTGAAAAGTTTTACGACTACTATTCTTCTAACGGTTGGAAAGTAGGTAAGAATGCAATGAAGGATTGGAAAGCATCTGTAAGAACTTGGGAAAAGAATACTACCCAACAACAAAAAGTATCACAACCTAAACAAGTATTAACCGCTTGGGAACAAGCTAGAACACAAATCAACAATGGATAAGTACACTAAAGAATTTTGGAACGAATACAATAAGAATAGAAGTAGAGCAAGTGAATACACTAAGCAATACTTAAAACAAATGAGAGAGAACGCTACTCTAAAGCATAGAAAAATCAATGAGTACAATATGCACTATATGATTACAGGATTTGTATGCTACGATAAGGCTGATATGAGAAGAATGCAAACACGAGATAATATTGTAATGTAATGGATAAGACTAAACAAATATGGTATAGATTTGCCAACGATAGAGAACAACTCAATATTGATTGTGTAGATGTATTGAGCAAGTGTTATCTGATGCTAGGTCAGAAACCTGATACAGAGCAAATTGTGATGATGTCGAAACTGCTAGTAGATGACCTGTCGAGGTTCTATGGAAGTATGGAAATGCAGGAAGTGTTGTTTGCTTTTGAGCAGGGAATAAGGCACTCTGATAGTGGTGGTTTTGTCAATGTCCGTAATTGGAATATATGGCTCAAGGAATACAAAGCTAAGGCAAACCTTAAAAGACAACAACGCCAACTGACTGATTATCAGAAGGATAGAGATAGTCAGAAGATGATAGGCGAAACTATTAACAAAGCTAAACGACTGAAATGACAACGATAATAATAACACTCTTGCTTATTTCTATTTTATATCTTATATTCGCAATTAAAGATTTAAAAGATGATGTTAGTGATATTGAGTTTCGAATGGATATTCTTAAAGAAGTATGTGCTGACTATGAGAAAAGAATCAAAGAACTAGAAAATGTCAGAGCAACCGAAGTTAACAGAAGAACGAGTGCAGATAGCTATCGTAGAATATGTAAAGATGCAATATCCAAATACGCTACTTACTGCTACAATGGGTGGGCAATTTCAAAGGCACTACTCACAAAGGCTCAAGGCAAAGCGTACAGGCTATTTGAGGGGAGTATCAGACCTGCTTATATTCGAGCCAAACGAGAAGTACAACGGCTTGTTTATAGAGCTAAAAAAGGACAAGAAGTGTTATCCCTCAAAGGAGCAAAAGTTATTCATTCAGAACGCTTTAAATAGGGGTTATTACGCAATATGTTGCAAAGGCTTTGACCACACAAAAGATACGATAGATAAATACTTTAACAACGAATTATGAAGTCAAAATATTATTACGAATACACAAGGAATATGGATAATGAAACTGCTAAGGACTTAGATAGAATAAACAATAAGCTGTTCAATGAAACTGCTAAGGAGAGAAACATACCAAGCTATTACATTGGCTCTGTGTATGGATATGAAGCACGTAAGGTAGTCGAGGATTGGAATTTATCGTACAATGTTGGAACTGCTGTTACATATTTGCTTCGTGCAGGTAAGAAGGTAGAACAGGGTATGGATAACAAGGCAAAGCATATCGAGGATATTAAAAAGACTATTAATCATCTCAAGTTTGAGATAGAAAGATTGGAAAATGAGTGTTAATATATACGATAGAAAGGACAGGAGAGGTGGTGGGTATGCCAAGCGCAAGTTCACTCTTGAGGAAGCCGAAGCAATACGCAAGGAATATGGTGCAGGTGGCATTAGTCAGACGAAATTAGCAGACAAATATGGTGTGTCACAGCCAATTATCAATATGATTCTACGAGGTAAAACCTATACAAAGTAAAATAAATTAAATTATTTTGTTGTTTATTAAAAAAATTAGTTTATCTTTGTAGTGAATTTAAAACTAAAACATTATGAAAGCAAAAGAAATTAAAGATTACTTAGTAGAGAA